CGCGCCCACAACTTATGCACCGGCCCATACGCCATACAGAATTCGGAATTCGGAATCTTGAAATCCGGAATCCGCGGAGCCCCGAGCATGGAGCGGCATCCTCCGGGGAATGGAGCGGTAGAAGCGATTTATTCCACTCCCACACTTTCCTGCTTGACGACTGAGCATGGAGCGGTAGGGTGTGTCCCGACATGAAACTCAACGAGATCAAAGAGGCAGTGCTGGCCGGCAAGACTGTGCACTGGAAGAACGGCTTATATCGGGTGGTATGCGATTCAATCGGTCAATGGTTGATCGTTTGCCCATCGACTAAAGGATGCTGGGGCCTTACATGGGCCAATGGCGTGACGATGAACGGCGAGGAAGCGGACTTCTTCGTGTCACCCGAAAGCGTTTAACCCTATGGACACATGGATACTACCAAAGCAATTACACACCTTGGCCTGTGCGCTGGATACGGCGGCATTGAACTTGGACTCCAGCGAGCAATCCCAGATCTGCGCACAGTCGCTCTTTGTGAGATCGAAGCCTTCGCAATTGCGAATCTGGTCAGCAAAATGGAGGCGGGACTCATGGACCCAGCACCTATCTGGCCGAATCTTAAGACCTTCCCTTGGGGAGCGTTTCGCGACCGAGTGGACATCCTCACTGGGGGATATCCCTGCCAGCCCTTCAGCGCAGCCGGGCAGCGCAAAGGAAAGCAAGACCCGCGGCACCTGTGGCCGTGGATTGCAGATGGTATTCGACTTCTCAGGCCTCGGTGCTGCTTCTTTGAGAACGTCGAAGGACATATCAGCCTGGGGCTGTCCGACGTCATCGAAGACTTGGCAGGAATGGGTTATCGAACAACGTGGGGCATATTCAGCGCGTCTGAATGCGGAGCGCCACACCAGAGGAAGCGAGTGTTCATCGTGGCCTACAGTTCGGCACGGGGAAAGTTGGCAAGGTCATGGAGCGACTCAGTCTTATGCGGAAAACGGGGCGAATCATCAGGTCAACTACCGGTACAACAAACAGGGGGAGAAAATATCCATTCCAAAAGGCACATTCGACACAACTCTGACGACGGCGGTGATAGCTCAAAACTGGCCCTCGCCAGTGGCCTCGGAGGTGCGGCAGGGTTTTCAGGACCGTTCCCGAGGAATGAAGGGCAGCCAAGAGAGTCTGACCACGGTGGTTATCAAGCAGCATGGCCCAGCCGTCCCGGCGAGCAGCAGTACGGATGGGAGCCGCCCAGGGTTGTCAGTGGATTGGAGGACGCCACAAGCCAACGAAGCCGGTGCGAAGGTGGAGACGCTCTACACCAAGGATGGACAGCCAGCGAAGCCGGGACAGAGAGCGTACCGCAAGACACCGGATGGCAGAATGGTACTGCAATCGCAGACGATCAACCAACAGGTGGAGATGGTGCAGAACTGGCAGACAGCCACCGTGTCGACCGGAGCGAACAGGCAGAAGGACGGGAGCATGATCGACAAGCTGGATCAACAGGTGAAGAGCTGGGCAACGCCGCGGGCCGAGATGGACTCGGGAGCGCATCGAGGGAAGCCGGACACGCTGCACAGCCAGATCAAGGCATGGCCGACTCCAGCGTCAGCGGGAGTGACAGGAGGCCCGACGGGTCTTGCAGGTGGAGCCGGGAATCGGGAGAAGCTGGCGTCAATGCTACCGGAAGCGGAAGCCAAGGCGATGGGATGCGGCAAACTCAACCCCCGCTGGGTGGAAACCCTGATGGGTCTGCCGGTGGGATGGACTATGCCCAGTTGTGCGTCTCCTGTGACAATAGAACGGATGAGTTAAGGTTATTGGGAAATGGAGTAGTACCGCATACCTCTGAACTTGCATTCCGCGTACTAATACAGGAGTTGGCCAATGAGTGATGTGTCTCTCACTACAACCTCATTCCAGATCGACTATCGGATGCTCACGCTTCTCCAGAAGCGGGCCAATGAACTGGGGTTCAGGTCATGGGGAGCTTACCTCCGCCACATGATCGACTTCCATGTGCTGACTTTCGAGCCTGATCTGCTTCCTGATCAGTCGGCTGCACACCCCCTCTCCGCTCCCCACACACCATCCGCACCCTCCGACGCCTCCTAGACCCCTTTCCGCTCCAGCGCTGGGCATCCACATCCATCCATCGGACCCGATACTTCGCAATCAGTGGAGGGTCATTGAAAAACCGCAGCCGCAGCGTGGGGGCCTTCAAAGCCCCCGAAAGCGTTGCGGCGTTCGCGGTTTTTAACTCCCTAGTAGAGGGAGTGTAAGTCTCCCTCTAGGGAGAGAAGCAGGAGGGATGGTAACCTTGTGGGGTGGGTTGCAAAATCTATCTTCCTTTGCATTGACGTTTGGTTTTGTGCAGCGCATTCTGTTCCTGCTATGAGTTATCTGGACAATGGTTCCACGCTTCGGTCGATGTTCCGACTGATGCCCCCGCAACGCCACGATGCCGACCCGGACAAATCCGAGGTGCTGGCCTACATCCGAGGGAATCTGGCCTGTGAGTTGGGTCGGGCGATCCGGGCTTTCAATTCCATGAGGAACAAGAAGTCCCAGGTCATAGTTTATGACATGGTTCATAGGCAGTGGCGTGGGTGCGACTGGGTTCCCCCGGAGGACGAGGATCGGGTGGCGTTGCTCTTAAGGACGATCAATGAACTGAAGCGTGATGTTGCGTATCTGAAGACCTCGGTGAAGAAGCATGAACGACTCCTTGGCCAACTGGAGCGGAAGCGTCCGGCGTCCAAGCGGAGGGAGGTGGAGGAGGGGGAACCGGAGCCTGAGGAGGACGTTGATCCCGATGTCATCGAGATACAGAAAAGGGCCACCGAAGCCCGTGAGGCTATGAAGATGGCCCGCGCTACAATCGAGAGTGATGAATGGTTCAAGGCTATGCGCGACGCCCTCGACGAGGATAAGAATGCTTCCCGCTCTTCTCCCCCTTCAGATCAGCACCAGTGAACGCGAGGGGGTTGCACTCTTCCCACTGGATGCCGGTGGCTGAGTGCTGAAGGTTGAGAATGGGAGAAGGGAGTCCAATCCTCCCTCCCCGCTTGCAGAAGGCTAACTGGAAGCGCCGAGGCTTTGATTGGCCTACTTCATGGAGAACGGCGATCTCCCGCGCCCAGTTGGCGAGTTCGCTGGATCCGAACCCGGAGTGGGCCAGTTCCATAGTGGTGAGTGGTTCGCCGGTTTCCTTGCGTTGGGGCTTGGAGACATGGTGCATCCAGATCCAAGCGACCTTGGTCTCGTGGAGGATGGGTTGGAGTTTGTTGCGAAGGAATATCGACACCTCGGATTGATCGCTGAGGTCGCCTCCGAAGTAACTGAACAAAGGATCGGCGATGATGAGATCGAGCTTGGACTTGTGGATGAATCGGCGGGCGTAGGCCAAGAACTGCTCGCCGGTGCGAACGGTCTCGGTTCGGAACTCCAGGTTCCTATGAAGCATGTTCATCTGCTCGATGGTGAACTTCCTGTGTGTGACCCCGCGGAAGGCTTCGGAGAGATCGCCGCGGTCGTTCTCCGCTTGGATGACCCCGATCTTCAATGGCTTGATCGGCGCGATGCCAAAGAAGTCGAGGCCGAGGCACCAGCGGACGATGATCTGCATCATCAGGCTGGACTTCCCGATGCCGGTACCGCCGCTGATGATCATGGATGAGCCGCGAGTGATCCAACGATTGCCGATGAGGTTGTCCGGATCATTCTTGGGATCGAAGTCGAGGAGGTCTTTGACCGTGACGATGGTGGACTGGTCATCATCGGTTTCCCGGTTGGTGAGCCAGTCCTCCCAGGATGCGGCACCCAGGTTGGTGTCCAACAACCGTTGCTGCGAGGTGGGGCTGCGCCATGCGCCGGGGAGGCGGGAGTAGCGCGAGGGGTTCTTGTTCTTGGCATCGATGCCGGGGATTACCCGATAGATCTCATCCCTGCGGGCGTCCCATTCCTTGCGGTTGGGGGCATCGACACGGACCCAGCCATGGATGCTCTTGCCCCCGGAGTCGATGAGGACGGTGATGGGTAGGCCAGAGTCTCGGAGGCGTTGTTCCTGCTCGGGCTTTGGGAGGTCATCGAACTCCACCAGGACATGGCGGTAGGCAATCACATCGTTGTCGGAGCCGCTGTAGAGGTTGGGCTTGAATGGGTTGATGCGGACGAAGATGCCCTCGCGCTCCGGGGACAGGATGCGGGACTGGGGATCATCGAAGCGGTTGAGCCATTCCTCGATGGTGATGAATGAGCCGGCACTGACTGGCCTACCCTCCTCGACGGCGTCGCAGATGCAGACGACTTCAGTCGGGGCGAACGCGGCCAGCATGAACCGCTTGAACTCGCTGGCTTGTGGATCTGGAGCGACGGGGCTGAGCGATGGAACGGGCACCGGGGCGTCGGCCACCGGCTTCTTGAATGTCACCCTGCTGATGTCGAATGATCCGGAGGGTGATGATCCCCCGGCTTCGAGCAGATGGCCCCTAGGCTTATTGTGAGCGCGGGACGCGGCATCTCGGAGCTTGTAGGCAAGCTCTGTGGCCTTCCATGGGGGTTGGCAGGACTTGTTCCAGTCTTCGAGGAGGGTGAGGCTGTCCACATGGGAGAGGGCGAAGCCGTGGACGAGACCGACTGCGGCGGTGTAGGTGGCGTTGTGGCCACCGGATCCGGAGATGGCTGGCGGTACCTTGGAAAGCCAAAGGGCCGCTCGTTGGAGCGTTGTCATGTCGTTGATTTGTTGCTGGACTACGGACTGGTATCGAACGCGGACGAATCGTCCTGTTCGAGTGGCGGACTATCCTTGGTGATCCATGTGTGGTAGGCTCGAGTCTTCTTTGGGTAGGAGATCCACCCTTTCTTGATGCCGTATTCGATGAGGCGAGGGGCGTCCTCGATGAGCTTTCGGTTGATGTCGCTCA